TACAGTGAGGCTTGCAGTTTTGGATACAGACGATAATAGCGATGCATATTTCTGGAGTGATAATTATTCCTATGAAACGATTAGCGGTTGGGATACAACTCATTGGATGCCAATTCCTCCTCTTGAATCAAATGATAACGAATAACAATAGAGAAAGGAACTAACTATGGGATTTACAACACCATGTTTTATTAGAAAAAACACTGAAAGATTAAGAGAGTCTTTGAAACGTTTAGGGATTAGACCACTTCTTTCTAATGAAAGATTAAATGCTATTGGAGACAACATTAAAGTATATCATGGGAGAGAAGCCGTTTTCTCTTGCTCCTATTCGCAGGAATTATATGGACATTTTCTTGATTGCGGAACCAACGAGTCTTTGTTCCTAGCTATTGCCGCATTGAGAGACGATACAGACAACAACCAAATGTTTATCAACGGCAAAGGAGATTGGGGGATATGTCGTGATAATACAGAATACGGTGGATTATCGGGCATAGACTTTTACGGAATGCCTAACGACCTTAATGTGGACAATTATCATAAGGCTACAGTAGAAGAGCTAATCGAACACTTTAAAGGAAAGGAGGAAATATGAAAAAATCTAAGAAGAAAGAAATTACACTTGAGTTGGTTAACGACATTCCATCTTTGATAAGAATACAGGAATTATCCCTAATAGAGTTAAAGAAGAGTGTTCGTAATCAACAAGTCATAGACTTTCAGGAGGACATTCTAAGAGTCTTAAAGGCTGTCAGTAAAATGGATTTGATAAAATTAGATGAAAATTAATATGAAACAGACATTAGAAGAAGCCGCTAAACAAGGAGCTGAAGGATATAATATAGTTGGACAAGTTATTTATAAGTCCGGATTTAAAGCTGGTGCAAAATGGGAGAAAGAACAAGCAATTGAAATCCTTTCCTCCGTTTTAGAGAATTGGGTACATGGCGGTGATGCAGACTGTATTATTGCGGAATTTGAAGAAAAATTAATGTACAAATGGTAACGAATTAAAGAGAAATGAGAAATAAAATGAGAGTATCACTTAAAAAGGCTTTTACCATATTAGATGGGAGGTTATCAACAAAAATGGACGATGTATATGAAATGCTAAATTTCATATTCTCCGAAAACCTTTATACACATCAAATTCCAACAGCTATGCGAAAGCTAAAAGAGCTTAATCCCGATTGGTTTTCAGATGGAGTAAACGTAGTTGAATCTATAAAGCAGAATTATAATACAAATGATTTTCAGGAGCTCATGGAGATTATTGATAAAGAGTTTTATGCTTATGAGATTGAGTTGGGAAAAGTTGAAGCGTTAATAAAATTTTCAGATGGATTATTCCCCGAAGAATAAATACTCAAAATAAATCAAGGAAGAAACTTAAAGGAAAATGATTATGCCAACAATACTAAGAGAAACTTATCCAACAGCCAAGAAAGAACATAGGTGTGAGTTTTGTTGTGAAAAGATAGCGATAGGGCAAAAATATGTCCGTCAGACAAATGTCTATGATGGAACCATAGATGACTTTGTCACACATCAAGAATGTAATGAGGTAGCTCATAAATTGAATATGTACGATGATTGTGATGATTCAGGTTTAGACGGAGACTCTTTTCGTGAAAACTTGAACGCATACGTATATGCCAACCATTACAATGAACACACAGATGATGTTTATACTAGTTGGCAATTGAATCATTATGAGATAGCGAAGAAAATATTGAAAGAACTTAAAACGGAGAAGCAAAATGGATCGTACAATAAAATTCAGAGGCAAAAGCATATACGATGAAGAATGGCTGTATGGCTCTCTCATTAAGATCGAAAGGGATAGATATGCCGTCATTCCATCCTTAAACGATATCGAAATAGGGAAAAGCATCGGTATGTATGAGGTCTGTCTTGAAACCGTAGGCCAGTTCACCGGCTTGTATGACAAGAATGGCAAGGAGGTCTATGAACATGACTACATTTCTATAAATTATAAACGCGAAGGTATAACTGTTAACGATCGTGTTGTTATCTCTGATCGGTATTATATCTGTAAGGGAGAAGTTATTTATGTGGATCGGTATTCTTATTTTGGATTGCGTCCGGGCAAAGTGAGATATATCATGAAAGATTTTTTGAATGAGTGCCCTTATCCTACAATTCCTCTATCTCGTTTTGATTTGAAATGTGATAGTATTGAAGTGTTGGGCGATGTTTTTGATCACCCTGAATTAATCAAGGAGGAATAGCCATGCTAACAAGTGAAGTATTAGACTTAATTATCAAAATAGCATTGTTTTTTATTAATGCTACAACCGTTGCCTTTATCTTAATCATGATAAGCAAATGGCATGGGCGCATGGAGAATAAGCTGAACGATATACAAATGTATATTCAGCATGTAACGGACCGTAACGACATTGTATACATCAATCAGCTTGAAAGCCTCAAAAGAGAGCTTATAAAGGCTGAGCGTTACGAAGATGTAGAAAAGATAAGCAAGTGCATTGAACAGGAATACGGTCGTCTTAAAAGAAAGATAGATGATCAAAGTAAAAACGAAAGCAATAATAGGAAGGAGAAAATATGAACCAAGGAATAGACTATGACCTTCTGGCGGAATGCTTGAAGGCTGCAATGAAGGTAGAGTATATAAGCAACAGCAGGGAGCTTAAGATGTACACCTATGCTCTGTACAACGCTCATATGTGGGCGAGAAAAGCAAAATAAAAGAGGACCACCGAACCACCAGATAGATCCTCTTTTCTCAATTAATAGTACAAATATACTATTAATTTCTAAACTATAGTACTATGTTTTCAGAAATATCAGAGCTAAAAACAATCAGAGAGCAAAAATCCAGATTGTCAGAAAGAGAATACGAACTATCCACCCCTATAATGTCTGATTTGAATTATATTCCTTCCATATACCAATGTTTTTGTGACATTCTTGATTCCAGGGATTGCCCGGGATACAAAGACAGTGTTCATAACAGAAAAAAGTTCATATTCATAATTTTATTCCTGTATGCTCCTAGTGTTCTAGCAGGAGGAAGGATGCCTAGGGGCCTTCGGGATAAGATTGCAGAATCGGTAAATATCAGTGATAAGACATTTATTTCCCACAATATTGAAACTGTGGTCGTTCTCTACAATAATTATAAAGGGTTTCGGAAGGATATAGAGTATATTTACAGTGAAATTGTATCTCATCTAAGAGATGAGGGTTTAATTTTTAATAAATAGAGATGGCAGCACCAAAAGGAAATCAATTTTGGAAGTTAAGAAGCAAGCATGGGCGTGACATGTTATTTGCCACCCCTGATTTGTTATGGGAGGCTGCTTGTGAATATTTTGAGTGGTGCGATAAGAATCCTTGGAGAGTTGTTAAGAATAAGACAAAAGGAAAAACAAAGGAAAAGGAGGAATCGCCTACACAGCGGCCATATACACTTAGTGGTCTAATGTTATATTGTGATGCTAGTGAAACTTTTTGGAGGGAATTTAAGAAAGCTAATCATGAAGATTTTTTGTCGGTCATTGCACGTATAGAATCTGTAATAGAAACTCAGCAGCTGGAAGGAGCTACTGTAGGAGCCTTTAATGCTAATATAATAGCTCGCAAATTAGGTCTTGCTGAAAAACAAGAAAGTACATTGAATGTAAAAGGGAGTATCCCTGTTCAAGAGTGGATAAAAGCTAGATCAAAAAAGAAATGATAGTGTTTAACATTAAAACTCAAGAAGTCTATAATCCGTTGTATAATAACACGGATAAATTAATAACTCTCATAACTGGTGGTCGTGGAAGTGCTAAAAGTTTTAATGTTGGTACGTTTATAGAAAGGCTTTCATTCGAATCTGGACATAAGATGCTGTACAGCCGATACACAATGACTTCAGCAGATATATCGGTCATTCCTGAATTTCAAGAAAAGATAGATTTAGAGGGAACTAATGATTTCTTTGATATAACTAAAAAAGATATTATCAATACCTTTTCAGATAGTGTAATTATGTTTAGGGGGATCAGAACATCTTCAGGGAATCAAACGGCAAAGTTAAAATCCATACAGGGGCTTACTACTTTTGTGTGTGACGAAGCAGAGGAATGGAATTCAGAAGAGGACTTTGATAAATTAGTTCTCTCAATAAGGCAAAAAGGAATTCAAAATAGAGTAATTATTATTATGAATCCGACCGATTCAAATCACTTTATTTATAAGAAGTACATTGAAAAGACGCACCGATTGGTAGAAATAGACGGTGTACAAGTTCAGATTTCTACTCATCCTAATGTTCTTCATATTCATACTACTTATTTAGATAACATAGAAAATCTTTCTCCTCAGTTTATCCAAGAGATGAAACGTATGAAAGAGGAAGAACTGGAAAAATATGCCCATGTAGCTATTGGAAGATGGTCTGATGTTGCAGAAGGTGCAATCTTTAAACGATTCGAAATTGTAGATTCTATACCCGATTATGCTAAGAAGAGAGGCATTGGATTAGATTTTGGATATTCAAATGACCCATCCGCGGCTATTGAATGTGCGCTTATTGATAATGACCTATATCTTGATGAATTGTTTTACAAGACCCGGATGCTATCTGGGGAAATTTCGGATTCTCTTAAGCCATTTAGGCTAAAAGTAATATCGGAAAGTGCAGACCCAAGATTAATACAAGAAATATCAAACTCAGGCATTCTTATTTATCCGGTAGATAAGTCAAATATAAACTCTAAAAGTTCAATTCTAGCAGGCATAGATAAAATGTTAGAATTAAACTTGAAAGTAACTAGAAGGTCATATAATCTTTTATATGAGTTAAGGAAATATACATGGGATAAGGATAAGGATGGTAATTATATAAATAAACCAATTGATAAATATAATCACGCACTTGATGCTGCAAGATATTGGGTATTGGGAGAAGTATTAGGAAGAATCTTAAAACCAAAACAATACAATAAAGACGATTTAGGACTATATTAAAATAAAAGATATGAATTACATTGAGGCTATATTCAATTTACTGCGTAACAAAACGCTTAATTCTTTAGGAGTTGAACGGGATTTAATGAGGCTTATCCAAGACAGGGATATAAGCCAGGTTATCTCGCTGCTTCAAGATAGAGATATTGATGTAAATGAGGCTATTGCCGAGTACAATCCGGAGTTTCATAAGGTCAACAGTCGCCCAGATAAGCCGCGTAAAGGCAAAGAACCTTATAGAACAGAAAAGCTACCTCGGACAAGACAAAGGTATATCAATGAAGTAGAGTTATTCTTCTTGTTGGGTAATCCTATAAAATGGAAGAACGATGTGGAAGGTACAGATGAAGCGTTTGAGGCATATAACGAGTTTCTTCAGAATACTAGGTTTCATACAACAATGAGACAAGCAAAAAGGCTGGCCGGCGCAGAAACTGAAAGTGCAAAAGTATATCATATATTTAATGATAACGGAAAGCCGGGAGTAAAGGTTTTGGTCATATCCAAATCTAAGGGATATACTCTCCGTCCGCTTTTCGATCAATACGAAAATATGATTGCATTTGGATATGGGTACAATTTGAAGGAGGGCAATAGAACAGTTGAGCATTTTGATATAGAAACGCCATCCTACATATTCCGATGCAAAAGAGCAAATATTGGGTGGGAAGTTGAGCCGTTGGTTAATCCATCTGGTAAAATCAATGTAATTTACTATAAACAGGATAAAGCTTGGTACGGGACACAGCCTAGATGTGACAGGGAGGAACATATTGATTCCAAAGCCGCTGATACTAATAATTATTTTGCAGACCCGAAAGTAAAAGCAACGGCAGATGTTCTCCAGTCTTTATCAGATCCAAGCATGGTTGGGGAAGTAATCCAAATGCAAGACAAGAACAGTGCTATTGACTATCTAGCTCCTCCTGAATACTCTTCAATGAAAGATAGTGAAAAGGAAGACCTGAATAACTCTATTCTTTTCGATTCATTTACCCCAGATTTCTCATTCGAAAATATGAAGGGTATGGGAACACTATCCGGAGAGGCTTTAAAGCGTGCTATGACGTTAGGATACATTAAAAGGGACAATCTAAAAGAGATTTACGATATCCTTGTAGACCGGGAAAAGAACCTTATCCTGGCTATTATGATGAATGTTACCCATATCCATCTGAGAAACCAGTTATCTAGGCTGAAGATTACTCACGAATTTGCAGAACCATTCAATGAAGATAAGGAGAAGCAATGGGAAGCTATCGGTAAGCTATATTCGGATGGAATTATCTCTCTTGATCTGGCTGTTACTATGCTTGCTTTGACGGATGCTCCACAAGAAGAAATAGAGCTTATAAAAAGTGAAAAACAGGCTTCGTCAAATGGGAATACATCTTCTGAATCAGACAAACAGATCAAAAATGAGACTGCTTAGTCAGAAAAATCACGGGTGTTATACAAAAACAAGAGGAAAAATAGAACAAAATAAGGTTAAGCAAGTCGATAGGGCGTTTAGAGGTTCGAATCCTCGCTTGCTACAAAGTCGGACAAATTAAAATCCCCAGAAGCGGAAGTGTCCGAGCCGCTAATGGGGATAGTATTAACTTTATGTTGCAAATATAATGATTATGGACCAATTAACAAAATCAAGTACAAGTGAAGAAATCAAAGAGTATTTCAATGCTATTTTAAAATTAGCAAAAACGAGTGAGAAATATCCGGTTAATTTGGATGAAGTATGGATGCTGATTTATGAACGAAAAGATGGTGCAGTAAAAGCACTAGTTCGCGATTTTATTGAAAATGAAGATTATAAGCTGGTCCGCCGAAAAGCGGAGCAGGTGTCAGGGGCTAAATATGTGGATGACTACTATCTTACCGTTTCTTGTCTTGAATATTTTATCGTAAAGAAAGTCCGTCCAGTATTTGAAGTATACCGCAAAGTCTTTCATAAAACAGCCGAATATGCAAAACAATTGAAAGAGCCGACTATTAAAGACAAAATAGCAGTGGCGGACTGGCTTACAGGATTTCTCAACTTGAATGAAAGCAGCAAACTTGCCTTGGCAAAAACTATCGCTGAACCGTTGGGATTACCTACACCGGACTATACGCCATCTAAGGGGATATTGAAATCGGCTGGGGAACTTCTAAAAGAAAACGACTGTCCTGTTAGTGCTCAAGTATTCAATCAGAAAATGATAGAAAAAGGATTAATGATAGAGCTTACACGCACATCTAGCAAGGGCAGTCGAAAGAAATTTAAGTCCATTACAGGAGAAGGATTAAACTTTGGAGAGAACCAGGTTAATCCGAATAATCCTAAAAGCACCCAGCCGCTTTACTATGAGGAAAAATTCACGGAGCTGTTGATCCTATTGCAATTGAAACAAGCAGCATAATAATTTATTCTTCCCTTATGGAGTTATTCGGGCATAAAAAAGGGCAGCCCTAAAGCTACCCTTTCCCGCTGATTGGCGTCAACTTCAGTGTCGGACCGAAATCCCCTGACTTACTCTTTATTTATAAACTCTTGTAGCACCTTGTTTGTCTCGACTGCGAGTGCGGACATCAAGAATCCGTCTTTGCACATTTCACGTACTTGCCCGAATATCCGCTTTAAATTGGATTCCATGCTTTCTTTTGGATTATATACCACTTCTTCTTTCCCGTAAGGTATCAGACCCCCGTATGTGCTTCCGTGCTTCTTTCTGCCATTATTTAAGTTTTCCTGTAGCGACAGGTTAAACTCTTTGACTTGCTTCCTTACGATGCGTTCTGCGTACTTGGTGCAACGCTCTGATCGTAGTTTTTCTTCCATTTCGTTGAAGGCTGCGATGTATGCTTCCTTGAACTGGGCGGCTACCTTTCCGGTGAAGCCCATGGCGAGGAAGGTGAAGCCGTCACGGGTCATGTAGTACATGGGGAGTTCTTTTTTTACATTATTGCATAACTCGTTGATATACACACAGGGCGCAAAATTGCGCTCTGTGAAATTAGCACTACATTCCAAACCTCTAATCGCTTTCAGTACATCTTTGTGCGCCTTCCTAAAGTACTCCGCGACCACCAAAGAAGAGGTCACGGCTTGACCGTTTTTCGCTTCTACCAATTTATCGGTAGACCATAATTCCAAACTTTTTGTTTCCATAATGTTTCTATTTAATGTGTTGATACTATCGTGTCGCTCTTACTTAGCACATGAAAAACCTGTCGTTATCGTCACCGAACATCTTGTATCCGGCAAACAGGCTTAAAACGATGATTGTCATTTCTATCATAATCGTATATTTTAATGGTTAATCTCCTACGTAATGTGCGCCCATGTAACCTCTGCTGCTAGGATTATATATCTCCCCTGAGAAGTTATACCTTACCACCTCTGCCGGCCTACTGTTTTTAAGAGAATCTAGTCTCTTTTCCTCTTCAGCTTTGCGTTTTGCGTCCGCTTCCTGTCTGGCTACGTCCAATTTGGCAAGTCTCCAAGTTGATTTTAGGACCTCGCCGAAGGTTTTACCTTGCTTCTTACCTACATACTTGTAGGTTCTATGTGCGGTGCGCATTATTTCTGATAAGTTGTAGCGTTTCATATATATATAATTCTATTATTTCACGTATGTGTTATTAATCACGATGCAAATATAACACATGTGTGAATATTAAGCAAGAAAAAGAAAGATTATTTTTCATGTATATGTGAATTTTATCGTATTTCTTTCCACATATACATTAAATTATATATATTTGCCTCAAAATTTAAATATAACGTTTATGTTAAGAGTAAAAGAAATAGCAAAAGAAAAAGGATTGACTATGGCAGACGTAGCTAAAAGAATGAATATGTCTCAATCAGGATTATCTATGGCATTAAATCGAAACTTGACATTGGATGTGTTGAGTAGAATAGCTGATGCATTAGAAGTAGAGATACCAGACTTATTTGAACGTAAAAAAGAGGAAGAAAACACTATAATCTGCCCAAAATGCGGTTCTAAGTTTAAATTAATCGAGTAAAATTTGCTTTTTTGTGTGTTTGTATGTTATTTTGTTGCATTGTATAACTAAAACACACAAAGTTATGGAAGGAATTGCACTATTTGTATCTATTGTAATCATCGTGTTCGGTGTATTGCAAATTATTCTATTTTTCAAGTTATGGGGAATGACTAATGATGTGAAGAAGATAAAATCATCTTTTCCTATGTCAATAGCTGGGGTATCTCCAGCGAAAATCGAATTTGCCATAGGGAATAAAGAGAAGGCAAAAGAAATGGTAAAAAGGGAGTTCATTTCAGATGTGTATAAAATATACAAAGAAGCGTATGAATACGCCCAAGATCAACATAAGATAAAATTTTATAATCAAGATTATCTAAAGCTGTCCTTAGAATACGAGAATAGGTTTAGCAATTCTAAAGAATATATAGACTTTACCATGTTTGATACATTTGACAAAGCTAACGATTTCTTTAAATAGTTATTTACTTCGCTAAATGGCGGGGTTTTTATTTGATACTAGAAAAATACCCCAAACCAAAGAAAAATAGACCTTAATAGAGAATTGTGTAATATTTATTTGTTGATATTGCTTTTTTAAGTATATATTTGCCAAATAATTGTAAAACACTAAAATACACACAATCATGAAGAAAATTTTGTTTTTGTTATGTTGTACAGTACTATTTACGTCATGTATGACAATCTGCTCCAAGTCTAATCAAGGCATTACTTTCACGGGAGAAAACGGTATTAAATTGTATGATGGTACAAATAATGTCAAACTAGGGGAAATAAAAGAAGGAAATTCTGTAACTGTAAAAGTTAAAAAGAAAATGGCAGATAAAACAGTTATTGCTAAGAAAGAAGGGTATGCTAATACTCCTTTGGTAATTGAATCTAATTTTAATGCTAAAAGTTTATGGAATATTCTTTTTTGGCCGGGATTTCTAATTGATTTAGGAACTGGGAAAATGAATAAATACGATCCGGTTATATATAATATTGATATGGAAAAAGAAAAATAACATTCTCATAGCCCCGTTCCAATTAAGGTTCGGGGCTTTTTATTTTCCAAAAGTTAAATTTTCATATTGCATTGAAATATCCAGCTATAAGAGTTGTATTATTGTATAACTTTTCTTATCTTTGTTCCATGAGAAAGATAATCACATATAAAACCTATTTCAGCGACTTCATTAAGAAGTTATCCAAGGATGAAGTAAATAAAATACGTCGTGCATTAGACTTGTTTAAGGTAGAAGATAAAATGCCACGACATTTTATAAAGTTTATACGTGATGGAGTTTATGAGTTCCGTGTAAATTATGGAAACAATGAATTCCGTATTTTTTTCATATATGACGGTGACACTATTGTGGTTCTTTTTAATGCATTCAAGAAGAAGACGCAAAAGACACCAAATAATGAAATAGAAAAGGCGTTAAAATTAAAGGAGGAATATTATGGAACTAAAAGAAATCAGTAAAGACATCTATGATGTAGATGCTTGGTTGGACGAAGGTCTTGGGAAAGAAGGTACTCCCGAGCGTGAAAAAAATCGAGAAAAGGCATGGGAGGAATATAACGCCCAAATACTCCTTGAGGCCCGAAAAAATGCACGTCTTACGCAGTCAGAACTTGCTAAGCGTATTGGAGCTGACAAAGGCTATATTTCAAGGGTTGAACGTGGGCTAACAGTTCCTACTGTTGCTACATTGTATAAAATAGCCTCTGCTATGGGGCTAACAGTGGAGTTGCGTCCCGCATAAATATGCTGTAATGGGAATAAACAATCATCAAAAAATAAATCATGGAAACATCAAACCAATACTCCGAACTATCTGTTCATTGCGGTAGCAACACGGACAGCATGGAAAAGCTAGTAGATATATGCAAAGAAGAAGCTGATAAGCTAGCTGAAACTTTATCACTTATCGAAGGTGAGGAAGTGTCCGTCCCTTTTTGGACATCAGGCCCAGGATTCCCCGAACTAATCTGCACCGGGGTATTTAAAAGGAACGACAGCGGAAAGATCAGCTACGATCTAGACTTTTCGGAATCAGTTTTGTAGTCCACCTCCCTAACCAGTCTTCGCCCGCCGGAAGGTGGGCGTTTTTGTGTTGCTGAAAAGTTAAATCGAGCGTTGTTTTAATCAATTTGCTAAGTAAATTGTTTCATTAATAAATTGTTTGCTATATTTGTACAATAAAACATCATCGATAGAACAAAAAGTTAATGAACATACTAAACACATGGCTCCAGTAATCACATATTTACTAAACAATGCTCCTTGGATAGCTGTTATAGTATTAGCAATCATTGGGAGTTGGAAACTGTCAAAGTATCATGCTAAGTTAGAAGAAACTAGGAATAAGGTTGATAGTCTTCCTTGTGATAAACATAAGGACGGTATTCGTGATTCAGAACAAAGATATAATGAACTACAACGAATTGTTACCTCTACCAATGATATGGTTGTCGAAATAAACAAATGGTTAATGAAATTTGATAATGATATGATTGATAAGTTAGCAAAGAAGGCAAGTCCCTTAAAAATGACCCCTCTTGGAGAAGTTTTATTTGAGAAATCATCAGCCAAAAAAACAATAGATAATAATATTGATTTTTTAATTAAGGAACTAGAAGATATAAACCCTCAAACAGCTTATGATGTGGAGGAAGAAGCACTAAGTTATCTTTTGAGAAACATGGGGAATGAGATGTTTGCTGATATAAAGAAATTTCTTTATTATTCCCCTGATACAATTCAATTAAAAGATCCTTCTTCTGGAGAAGATAAAGATGTGAGGCTTTCAATGCAATCTATAATCAAGCTAATGAGCATATATCTTAGAGATTTATATTTAAAGAAACACTCTAATATCGTATAATATATAAAGGCGGACTAACATCCGCCTTTCTTTTTGCCCTTTCCTTTATTCCCCAATCTATTTCTTACTTCTCACTACCATTATCGCCAATTGTCCTCTGTTTTAGCAGGATTATTATCTATTTTACCACAATTGGCGAATTGTGGTTCATTCGCAATCTGATAATTTTCATATAGACCCACCGCATTGTATTTTTATGCTGATTTAAAAAGATTTGCATAAAAGAACTAATCATGAAAGAAAAAATTTTCCAGGCTTTAAAACTAGCTTATTCAAATCTAGGGTTAAGCGATGAAATTTTGCAGGGACAGGCCGATGCTTTATCTGCATCTGGTCTAGTAACTGACGATAATTTAGCAACTGTTGTACAGGGGCAAAAAGCGTTTCTAACCTCTCTTCAGAGCGGTATTGACAAACGGGTAACCGATGCGGTCAATAAAGCAAAGGAGAAAGAGGCTGCTAGTGGGGGCGAGCAGAACAAACAGCAACCAGAAAACGAGGAGCCGGAGTGGTTCAAAAAGTACAAGGCTGAACAGGAGCAGCGTTATTCCACGTTGAAAACTGAGAATGATGCTTTTAAAGCTGAGAAGTCACGTGCAGAAAGAAACAGCCTGATCTCTTCAAAAGCAAAAGAACTGGGTATTCCTGAATGGCGAATGAAAGAAGGCTTTGCTATTACTGACGAAATGGACGAAACGGCAATTACTACCTATCTTTCAGGCATCAAACAGAATATTGTTACCGCAGGGCTTGAAACAAAAGATTCGGCATTCCCTTTATCCACTCCAGCTGAAAAAGGCAAGGAAATGGCTAGACAGTGGGCGGAAGGATTGCCAGATGCTAATTAAAAACAAATACTATGGCTATTGAATTTGAAAAAGGACAGATTAAAGGTGGATTCCCCGTGTTTTGGAGGGGTGAATGCAAAGTTCTCCCTGGGGATTTCAAACTCACGCAGACGTTTCCTGAAGGTACTTTGATCAGAAAGGGTACTCCAATTGCGTTGGATTTTGCAAAAATGGAGTGTACAGTATGTAAAGCTGTAAAGATCGTGTCTGGAGGAACTACTTCTGCTCCGAGAGTCGTAAAAGGAAGCTTGGTACAGATTGGAGATAAGCTGAAGATTGGTGATAATGAGCAGACAATTAATAACATTGATAAATCGAACGCTGATTATGATGTTGTGACATTGGCTGCTGCACTGACAGGAGCTACAGCTAATGCAATTGCTGTCGTTGGGACAGATGTGCCAAATGCGGTGGTAGAAACAGACAAGGAGTATAAAACCAATATGGATTTTCAGACTGTTTCTGCAGGTTATGATGTGATTATTCTGAAAGAAGTAGCTTATCCGATGCCAGAAGATTGGCTTTTGGGCGGATGGTGCATGAAGAATAATCCAAGTATTAAATATGTAAGACAATAAGCTATGCCGGGATTATTTTACAGCTCTATTTTTGGCGAACTGACCAAACAGGTACAGATTCGTATTGATACCGCTTCTCAATTGAGAAAGCGTTTGTTTGACCAGAATATCTATGAACGATATTTGGATTGGGACACCCCTACTGTTGGTTTGAACTTCGAAGAAATAATCGGACAGTATAACCTAAGCGTTGCAGCTGCGACCTTGGACTCTAAAGGTAAAGAGCCTATTATGGGAACCGAGGGCTTTAAAACGTTGAAGGAGAAGGTTCTTGCTCATCAAATGAGTTATTCTATGCCTATTGAGGATTATCGCAAGGTTCTTCAGGTTCTAGATTCTCGTATGCTGACTGATGAGCAGAAGACTCAGCAACTAATCGATCTCATGTGGAACAATGTTACAAAGGTGGTAAATTCTGTACAGTCCAAACTGGATATTATCTTCTTGGGTGCCCTTTCAAACAAGGGAGTGTTCACTTTTGATGCAAACAACAATCCTGAAGGTGGTGTAAGAGGCACAATTAATTATAAGATGCCATCTGAAAACATTGCTAAAACTACGGTTGATTGGGTGCAAGGAAATGAAAACACTGTAGACTGTTTTGAAGACTTGCAGGAGATTTTGGACGCTGCTCAGGATAAGGTTACATTTGACAAGATTCTAATCTCCCAAAAGAAACTGTCTTTCATTCTTCGTAATAAGAAGATGAAGCAGGTGATTTACGGTACAGATAAGATGGGAACTCCTCTGCTGCTTGGCGGATTAAATGAATTCATGCGTCAAAATGGATTTCCGGAATTTGAAATTATCAGACGTATTACCAGGATTCAAAATAATGGTAAGTTGACGGATTATCAACCTTGGAATGATAAAAACCTCGTCTTTATTCCTGCCGGTAAACTTGGAGTTATCAAGAATGCTTATGCAGATAATGAATTGAGACAAGAGCGTGGTGTTACTTACTCAAACTACGGAAGAATCCGGGTATCTCAATGGGGTAAGGGAGAAACTGACAATTCGAACGGTGTTGAGTTTACAAAGGCTCAGTCATTGTCATTGCCGGTTATCACTGAAATTAACGGTATCTACTCATTGACTGTTGAATCGTGACAACAGGTGACTACATAAAGCAATGTTTTTCTCCGCTTGGTGATATATCAGATGCTGGAGTAGAAAAGTTCGCGTTGGGGCTGGGGCTTGATCCGGGCTCCGATGTGGACATTAATACAAAAGTGAAGATATCCGGTTCGGTGGACAAGTTTATGGATAAGATACTTGCCCACCCTACCTCTGTCTCAGAAAATGGCTTTTCTAAGTCCTGGGGTGCTGATACATTGCTGAACTATGCAAAATATATGTTCAGGTTGTATGGCATAATTCCCAATGACGAGACTGCTTCTTTGGTCGGAATAAGTATCATTAAAGACGCATCTAATATTTGGTAGTATGTTAGAAGAGACTCCACATAAACTGCAAATGCAAGTTATTACTCCAGAAGAGAATGACGAATATGGCCGGCTAGTTTCAGGAACAGGCGGAGAATCTTGGCAGGATGTAGCTGACTGTTTCTGCCATGACAATTCACAGCAGAAGGAAGTGTCGGTAAACGGTGAGCGTTGGGTTTATAACTATCATGTTGTCTACGAGGGAAACAAGATTCCTCTAGGAAGCTGTGTAAGATGCTTGGATTCCGACGATAATACTGTTGGAGAAGGTGAAGTGAAGAAAAATGCCGAGTGTTATTCGGAAGAGTTTAAAGGTAGATGTGATATTTGGATATGATTGCAACAACAGACATCGCGAACATAATATTAAAGGATTGCAAGTCTTTTGGAATTTCTGAAGTATACCAGAGAGGTAATATACCTGAAGGTAAGGTAAATGCTGAAAGGATTGTAGTTTATCCCAAGACTCAACAGCCCGATACCTATTGGGAAAGAGGATACGTTGAAGTTAATCTTTGTGTTCCTTTATCGAGATCGGGGAAGGCCAATTTGATTCGTTTGAATGAATTGGAGAGAAAGGCTAAAGAGATGTTCAAAGATGGAGTTGTAGGGCAATATGACGGTTCATGGTATCGGTATTCTTCTGAAACTATCGGAATAGAGGAAGATAAAGAGTTATGTTGTTACTATGTGAATGTGAAATTATTATTTGAAGTATTAAACGTAAATTAAAAAGATATGAAACCGTTTATAGGAATTAAAAAGATTTGGTACGGTGATGTTATTACTTCTGCTGTAACTAAAACTAGCCTTAAAACCTGGTTAGGTACTGCTACAGAAGTTGAGAACTCTCATCAAGATACTTGGTCGTATACGGAGGATGATCCTACCTATACCGACTATATTAACGAGTTGAATGGTGACATTTATTATCGTGATGTGACGCAAAAAGGGGCTAAAACAATTGCTTTCACTATGGGAGTTTTCTCCTTTGATGACAAGGTAGATCTGCAAGGCGGAGAAAAAGTTGATACAGATGCAGGATGGGCCGCTTCTGATACTCCGGGCATTGTCAACAAAGCCATTGTCGGACAGACAAAGACCGGAAACTATATTGTATTCACCAATGCTGCGGTCATTGCTAAAGGGAATGCTGTGGAAAAGAATATTGGTCTGGGAGTAACAGCTGTTGCTATGGAAAATCCTAGCGCCGGCGTGAAGAGTGACTATATGTTCGACGGGGAAAAAGTAGATGCCGCATGAGCTGATGAGAACGTCGCATCTATGTCTTCTGATGCTTCTCTCAATTTGAATAGTTCTACGACTAAGTCAAAGCGGGTGAACGCTGGAACTGCTGTTAACTATGAGGGGAATGGAGAGGAAGATACTTCGCGATCAGCAGAAACATTATCTATATTATAAAGTGGTGAGGGGGTGAGGATTTATGTATCTCACCCCTTTTTAATAAATATCATTATGAATAAAGCAGCCATACTTATATCAGAAGCTATCACAGGAAAGGATTTCATCCCAATCATTGTAAATGGGAAAATGTATCGCGTAAATCCGCCTACCATACATAAAATAGCCGGCGCTTCGGCCTATCTCGCAGTTCTTGATGACAACAAGGATATAGCGGGTGTTATATCTTCATTGAAGGACATTTCTGTCGCTTCTAGCGCACTTTCTTGGTTTATAGATGGAAGTGATTCATTGTCCGAAGAATTGTCTCATGGGACTTTAGAAGAAGTGTTATCCGGTCTTACAGCGGCTTACTCTCTGATAGATGTGGAAAATTTTATGACGCTGTTAGGTTTAGCGAAGAACGTAGCAAATCTAACAGCAAAACAGAGGTTATAGGCAATGATTGTATGTTGGGGCAAATTGCGTCGTTCATGGATAGCCTTCATTTGTCGTATGATGAAGTCGTTTGTAAAATTCCATATCGCAATTTGATCATCATGCAAAAAGATAAGTTGCACGCTGTATACGATGGGGAGGTACTTAAGGAAGTATCTGATAAGGATTTCTTTGGTGAAAATATGAAATTCGATGAGTAATGGAAGTAACGGTTGATTTGTCGGGTCTGGACGAGTTTGTTGAAGAGGTGGATGAGTATGCAAATGAGCTTATGAAGGAAGCGGCGCATAATGCAGTTGACACTCAAAAAGAAAGAAATGTGAGTAGCAAGAAGACTTATCAGAACCATACGTGGAATCTTCGTAATGCTCCGGGAGCTGCTGTAGTTCGTGATGGGAATATTGTTTATCTATATGTTCCGGCAGATAGCGAACATGCGGGGGCCAAAGGCAAGACAGAGAACTTGCTTATATATGGAAAACTACCCAAAAACGGTGTTGTGTTCGCCGATGGAATGGAATATGCGAGCTTTGTATCTAGCAAGGGCTTTGACGTTCTGGATTCGGCAAGCCTAACCGTAGAGAAAGAGTTAAAGGAATCATTTGGAAACGAAAATGTAAAAGTCACATGGCAGGAATGAAATTTACCGCAGATATTGATGTCGAAGGCATTATAAAACTGCGTCAAGAAATAAATAAATTGAAGAATTCTCTAAAAGCTGTTGCGGGGATACCAAATAGTGATGCGGCCATAAAGCAATTAGAGAAGGAGATAGAGGCAGCTACCAAAAAATTAGAAGAGTATGAAAACAAATATCTTCAAATCCAAAAGCTGAAGCATGACATTGATTCTTCCAATGATGCAGTCAAAAAGGCAAAGAAAGAGACAGCCGCATTGCAGTATACTAACAAATGGATAGTAGCCAATACCGAAGCTGTAATTGAAACGGACAAGCAAATAAAACAGCTAAAGAAAAGCTTTGTTTCCCTTTCTGATTCAGAAAAAACAGGTTCTTCCGGAACTGGAATATTAAGACAGGTGCAGCAACTGGCAGCACAAAGGCTAGTCGAGGAGGAATCTATCAGAAGGACAATTAAGGCACAGAAGGATCAGATAATTCAGAGTAGGGCGGAAGAAGGCAGTATAACAGCTCTCAGAAAGCAAATAATCCTCTTGACTAAGGATTATGATGACCTCGGAAGAACGCGAAGAAACGGTGATGCTGGCAAAGCGTTGTTGGCCCAAATTGCAAATGTTCAGAAGGAATTGAGTGCGGCTGAACAAGCTTCTGGTAGATTTCAAAGAAATGTAGGTAATTATGCCAGTGCATGGAATGGGCTCAGTTTCTCTGTACAACAGGTGGCTCGTGAATTGCCTTCATTGGCTGTTAGTGCAAATACTTTTTTCCTTGCAATTTCAAACAACCTTCCTATCCTTGTAGATGAGATTGCTAAAGCAAGAAAAGAATATGCTGCATTTAAGGCTGAAATTGCTGCCGGAAATAAAGATGTCAAGGCTGTTGCTCCAGTTTGGCAGCAATTAACAAAGTCTCTTATAAGCTGGCAGACTGCTCTTGTTGTTGGATTAACTCTGCTTTCTGTGTATGGGAAAGAGATTATAAGCTGGATTAGCAGTTTAGGGAAAACCGCAAAAGCTATCAAAAATTTATATACAGTCCAACGAGATTTGTATAATGTAACATCTGCAGGAATAGAACAAAGTTCAAAGGAGATTACTAAGCTTAATAGCTTGTATAAAATAGCAACAGATGTAACTAAATCTACAAAAGAAAGAAATAATGCAGTGAAGGAGCTAAAGAAGTCTTATCCTGAGCATTTAAAAAATCTTTCTGATGAAAAGATAAAAAATGGAGAGGTTTCTAAAGCTATAAAAGAGCAAACCAGCCAAATTGTAGCTAATGCAAAAGCAACAGCTGCAGCTGATCAGATAGCTAAGAACTGGTATAAATCATTTCAAGCTGGAGTTTCCAAGAACATAGCTTATATCACAAAACAGAGACTAGAGCAGGAGTTAGCTGCAAAGGAAGCATCGGTTCAGCAACTCTCACAGATGAGGGCTAGACCTGAAAGTTATGTTGGATTATCAAAAGAAATTGAAGGCATAAAGGATAAGATAAAGGAAACTGATAGAGAAATAAAGGCACAAGAAAATCTACAAGATTCTTATCAAAAATCGTCTAACGCCCTTGAAAAGTTAGTAACTGTATCTGGGCTAGGCGGAAAGTATGAAGACCCAGATAAAAATTATAACTCCATCATAGACCAGCAAAAGAAAATAAATGATCTACTGGATAAACAAGCCATTGAGAGAAGACGTAAAGAAGAAGATTTGGAAAATCAGGCTTTCCAAGCTCGTATTAATACGATGGCAGACGGAGAAGCCAAAATACGGGCGCAAAGGGCCTTAGACAATAAGAAGGAGATTCAAGACTTAAAGCGCCAAAGAGAAGACTATATACGCACGGAAATCGAGTATCAGAAAAAAGTCTTTGATGAGCAAGAGGAACTCAAAGCCCAAAAGACCAAAGGATATAAAAAGAAAACGTTTGATCCTACCAGTGTTTCGGTAGATACTTCCGCACTTGATTCAATCAACCAAGACACCTTAAAAGGGCAGGCTAACGATGTAGCTAAATATTATAAAGAAGTCCTTTCTAAATATCAAGACTATACAACAAAGCGATTGAATGCTGAAAAACGATTTAATAGAGATCGTGAAAAATTAGAGAAATCCGGTGCTTCTGACGCGCAACTGAATGAATTAGAATATCAGCGTACAGAGACGCTCAATTCCATAGATCAAGAATTTGCCATGCGTGAAGAGTCTTTCCAGTCGTGGGCCAATAGTATTGCAGATTTAAGCCTGAAAGAATTACAACGGTTATTGGCTGAAGCGGAACGGGAATTGGAGCGAACGGAATTTCTCACGCCTGGCAGTGAGGGATTAGCTACTCAACGGGCAAAAGTAAATGCACTAAAGCAGCAGATCGGCAAGGCTAATAAAAATACAACTTCCCCTGATAAACGTAGTGAAAAAGAGTGGAAATCTTTGTATAAAGTTCTTTCTAAGGTAGAAGAGGAATTTGACAAAATAGGAAATACCGTAGGAGGGACTGCGGGAGAAATCCTTTCTGCTGCCGGGAGTATAACGTCATCAACTTTACAAATGATTGATGGTATTACATTACTTGCCGAAAGTTCAGCAAAGGCAATGGAAGGAACCGCTAAAGCGGCATCTTCGGCCATTACAACAGTAGAAAAAGCATCTGTAGTTCTCGCTATTATCGGTGCGGCCTTGCAAGTTGCGACTAAAATAACAAGCTTATTTGATGATAGCGAAGCCCAACAAAAAAGATATGAAGAATATCAACGTCGACAGGAGGGCTACTGGCAGGCTATTAACTACCAAACCGAACGTTATCTGGAATTGCTGAAGGAAGCAGCAGCAAATGATTATTTTGAAATAGCCGGCAAATCATTGACCACACTTGAAGATGCAAGAAAAAAAGCTTATGAAGATATCATAAAATCTATGCCTGTTGGTGATGTTGACCATACAACATTAGGGCTTGTTCAACTGTTTAATCATGGAAAGTTTCTTGATTTTAAACAATATCCAGATGCTAAGGAAATATTTGATTTTATAAATGCTAATGGAGGATATGATTTAGATAATAAACTCATATCAGAGGAAGCAATATGGGCTATGAAAAATAATGCTGATATTTGGTCCAAATTGCCTGATTGGATGCAGCAAGCCATTGATAAGTTCGTAGAATTAAATGACCAAGCAAAGGATTTGGAAGAAACCTTAAATAAAGATTTGTTTCAGGCAACATCGCAGAGTATAGAAGAAGCCATCTTGGAAGGGTTGAAAGGTGGGAAAAGGGGAATAGCTGACTTTGGAGAAGACTTCGAAGAAATAATGCGTAACGCCTTGTTACAGTCATTTGTTATTGACCAGTTACGTGGTAAAGCACAAGAATTCTATAAAAAATATACTCTTTTGGCCGATAGTGATAATAATGGAAAGTTGGATTTAACAGCAGAAGAGATAAGCGACCTTAGAAAAGATTGGAATGATATTATAAGAGCTGCTACAGAAGAAGCAAAGAATATTGATGCTATTGTTGGTGGTTCTTCCTCTTCATCTCAGGAATCTTCCAAGAAAGGCTTTGCTACAATGTCTCAGGATTCTGCTGACGAATTGAACGGACGCTTCACCGCCCTTCAGATCGCCGGAGAGGAAATCAAGAATCAGAATCAACTTCAAACAATGTCTATTCTTGACTTGAAGGCAGGTATGTTGTCCATAGGTGCAAACACGTCTGGAATAAAGGATATTGCAGGAGAGACAAGGGACCTGATACGGCTTTCCTATGAGGCTATAACAGACATTCGAGACAATACTAACGTCATGGTGAAGCCTATACAGCAGATGGCGGCTGATATTGCAGAGGTCAAACGAAATACTAATGGGTTATCAAAAAAGTAAAAAGAAAGGCGGATGTTAGTCCGCCTAATTACTTATTGAATGTGTTGAGCTCTCCTTCAAGCTTATCCAATTTATCGGAGTGCTTTGATTGAGCTATAAGATGGATATAGTGATCACCATATATCATATCTTTTAAAATAATAGACTTATTTATAAACTCCCCCTTATGATGTCGAGTCGCTCTATCAAACATAGAAGTAAATAAAAAACTGCGGTATTGTTGATATGACATTTTTCCTCTAGTATCTCTTTGTTTTATTGGGTCTTTAGAACAATAAAAATATAGAATAACATCATTTTCATCCAAAAAATTGAAGAGTATTGACGCTATTTTATTTAAGGTTCCTGCATTATTAATAATTTCTGTCTTTGACATTGAAATCAGAGCTATATCTACAATTTCAATAGTCGAATCAATTGGTATATTCTTACAGTCAGTAAGCTTTAGAAGGTATTGGTGTCCGTCAGAGCACTCAATAGGCAGTGTGATATTCATTACTTTTTCTTAGCGGGGAAATACTTATCCTTTTTAGTTAAAAGTTCATTTTTGGTTTCACATTTCCTACGCTCCAATTCTCTCACAAATTCAAGAAGCTTTTGTGATGGTTTTTCGATTACTAATGGGTCCTGTGTGTAAGATGAAGTTTTCATATTTAATTCTCCTTTGTTTGTAACGTGTCATAGTCACGCTATTTTGATGTTGCAAATATAAATAATACAAATCAAGATTGATTGATTGATTAGCAGATTAACTATTTATACTATCGGTTTTTAATAGTTTTTAATAGTTTTGGATAGTTGGGAAGATAATCCTTTTATTTAAGCATAATTTCGCACATTTCTTATATTGTGGGATTTTTGTTTGTAAAGTAGAGATGGTTCAGCTATAAATTTACGACATTTGTCAAAGTACGAATTATCAAAAAAGTAATATTATGACAGGAGACCTACTAATCAATAACAAAGATGCCTACACGATGTGGGGAGTCAATATGGGAGATGGATTCATAGAAGCTATTTACGCTCCACTCCCTATGAAAGATGTGATTGAAAACAAATCGCGTCTACAAGACGGGAAAAGAATTATAATCGAGAACAGAAAGGTGGACGAACGGGATTTGACTCTTACATTTACACTGAAAGGAAGTTCCCCATCCGATTATACAGCCAAGTACAAGGCGTTTCAGAATGAGATAACAAAGGGGGAATTTACAGTCAAAGTTCCGGCATTAGGTGAAGAGGTTTATCATCTATACTATCTCCGGTCAGCATCTTTCGGCTTCAATACTGCAAGAACGTTTTCAAAGATTTCAGTTAAGCTGAACGAGCCGAATCCTGCGAATAGGGAATAAAGTTACCACAATTCGCCAATTGTGGTTTATAGAGTTGCCGGATTTTATGTTTTGATGTTTCTATCAACGAACTTTGTGATATGGCAGAATTAATAGACATCAAAGACATATCCGGCAACATTCGTTTTTCTACTTCTATCAACGAAGGATCAAAGCGGCACTTTCTTCTGATGAAGGAAGACTATATAACTTTGAAGTTTTCTCTTGCAGATCCTATCTACTTTCAACTAGGAGATGGTATAGATAACGAAATTGGCATGTTTGAGCTTGTAGATTTGTACAAGCCCACCTATAATTCTACGAGCGGTGGTTATGATTACGAACTCCGGCTGGACGCCTACTACTGGAAGTGGAAAAACAAGAAGTTTTTCTATACTCCGGAGAGTACCGGTCGCGAGGCGAGCTGGAACCTGACAGCCACCCTTGACGTTCATCTTAAAGTCTTCCTTGATAACCTGAAATCACTCGGATACAAATATAGAGAAGAGGATTTTAAATATGAGATTGATACTACGGTTGAAAACACTTCCAAGCTCGTTTCGTATGATAGCGTAAACCTGATTGATGCCCTTACCCAAATGGCGGAGACATGGGAGTGTGAATGGTGGATAACTGATAAGACAATCCATTTCGGACGTTGCGAATACAGCTCTCCCGTAGATTTCAAGGCCGGAGATTTGACAGATACTGAGGATGTAAACGTAAGCTCCATGCAGCGTAGCGATAGTCAGACGGTTTTCGCTACTCGTGTTTATGCCTTTGGTTCAACGCGAAACATTCCTTCTACTTACCGTAAGAATCTTATTTTTGATGTCAAGCAGGCAAACGGTAGGGAAATATCCGATACGGCAAGACCGCTTGATGTAAAGTATTTCCCAAGTCGCGTCGTTCACAAAGAAGAGTATTCGGTAAAGGAAAGTATAGGTAGTGGCAGTTTTACTGCATCTTATGTAGAATGGACGCATGACACTGATATCGTAGCTTCGTTACCTGCAGGGGATTATAAGGTTTCATCAGGAGATGGCATATCAATTAATGTATCCACAGTTATTCCTTCAATCGGATCAGGACGTTCTTTTCTTCCTGCCGGTGATTATGTTTTGAGGGCATCTTATGTCTATAAATTATCTGGTGTAACTAAAGAAGTTTCTATAGGTAATCAAACGGTTACCTTATCCCAAGAGCAGCAGTACGAAGTCTCTGCTGTGTTTGCTGTCGCTTCTTCTTTGCAGATTGAAGGAAATGCTACTGATTTAAAGATCAGGATATACGCACATGTCCCATCCCGTGAATCCTCTATTCTGAATGATTCTTTCTCGGCTTATGTTTCGTATGATATAACTCTATTCAAAGGATCGTCAGCAGATGCTACAGTGACCTTTCTTTCCGGACTAAATTCGGGCAAGACATTCTCCTGTGTATATAATCCGGACCATTTAATCGGTGATTCCGCTAACGTAATACAATTGCCTAGCGGAGTAACGGCCTCGCTCGGTGATAGATATACAATTGACAACATCATTAAGGGAAAGGTTCCTGACAGCTACTTTAGCAAAGATGACAAGGAGCTTACTTTAAATGGTGTGGTCCAGAAACGTCTTATGCTCCCGGAGGAAGTTCCTTATGTGGATGCTTACCGTTATAGTCCTACAGGAGAACGTATATACATTGGTGAAACTCATTATGATGACAATAATAATGTGGAGATGTCGCAGGAAGAAGCTGTAGAGGGAATTGTCATCTTTGAAGATGAATATCCCAAATATGTCGGCACATTATCAAATGTAACATACCGCGAGGAAGATGAACTTGATGAGGACGATAATCCAACAGGGGATAAATATCGTATCTATACGTTCAAGGATGCAGGACTTAAAAATTTTACAAATGACTTCCGACTGGACGGAGAAAGTTTCCGCTTAATCTTTCAGACAGGTAAACTCGCTGGTCTGGATTTTGAATTGCTTCTGCAGGATAGTGATGATTCCGGTGCAACTTTCGAAATTGTACGCAATGAGGATTACGGGCGTTACCTCCCTGATGACGTATTGTTCCCTGCTAATTCTGACACATATGTACTTTATGGCTTTGATACAGCTTACGTTTCAGAGGGACTGATTCCTGACGCCGAAGATGAGTTATTGAAAAAGGCAAAAGACTATGTGAAGAAGTCTATGATTGATCCTTCCACCTACGACTGTGATATGGACCCTGAGTTCATCTATAATAATGGGAATATTATCACCTATGAGGTGGGAGACAAAGTTAACCTGATCAATAAGGCTTTCTTTCCTAAGAGCAGACAATCCAGAATAATTGGTTTTGAGTGGCCGCTGGATATTCCTTACGATCATCCAATTTATACGGTTGGAGAGACTGCCTCATATTCGCGTATAGGCGAGATAGAGAGTAAACTTGATTCTCTTACATACAAGGGACAGGCATATACCGGTTCTGTGTCAGGAAGTGGAGGAACGAGTATATATCTCATTGGTTTGAATGACAAGACTGTTCCTACGGATCGCAATACATTTTCGGCAAAAAGAATTATTGATGAGATTGAACGTCGTTCCCTTAGCAGCATTGAAGATGATAAGGCAGAAGGATTGATAACTCTCGGTAAGGGATTTGTGTCGGAAGGATTTTCTGCAGCCAATGCCGGTTTGGTAGTTCGTGGCGGAGAGTTGATAGAAGAAATTGAAGATTCATTGATTGAAGAATTAGAATAATATGGCAATACTAAGTAACGGTAAGTTCTACGGATTTCTTTGTTCTGTGAAAGCGACAGGACGTAAGTTGTCAAACGGCGTTAAAGAATACGTCGAAGACTTCGTGTCCGGATTTGCCGGTCATGGATGGAAGCTGTGGGAGTATATCAAGGGCAAATGGAAGCTGGAGATAGACAGTCTTGTTGTTCGCGAGACAATGGTCGTTTTTGAGCTCCTCATTCAGAAGATCCGCGCGGTGAAGGGTGCACTGGGCATCACTCAGGCATGCGGTCGTATAAAGACTGCCACGCTGGATGAGTCGGGGCAGAACTGGCTGGTGACTATCGAGGATGAGATGTCTTTTGTCGCACACGATTTCATCCGGTGTCAGGATTGGACGAATGGTACCCTTAAAGGCTATTGGGTCGAGATATCTGAAATACGCAAGATTGACGGTGTTGATACAATCGTCATACCCGTTAGTGAGTTTACCGGTGGTATAGGTTACACAGACGGCATGGAGGCTGTCGATCCGGCCTTGTCTGGCATGACGACTCCGGCCATCGGTGATGAGATTGTCCAGTTCGGTAATTCAGTGAATGTGAATCGTCAGAGTGCGATTTATCTACATGCCGATGAAGGTGGTCAGCCTGCAATCGATATCTTATTTGGTATCAACAGTAAGAGTTTTGCCGGTTGTACGAAAATCCGTATGGGCGGAGAGCTTCCTGGAACGGACGGTCTTAAAGGTTTCTACTGCGAAAACGGCATGATCAAAGGGACGGATTCTACTGGACATGTTGTTTACTGCATCTATCCTGACGGAACCGCAGAGTTTGGAGACGGATCAGCGAAGTTTGCTACGGATAAATCCGGATATATAGCCGGAGGTGCCATTTCGTGGCATTGGGACGCGTCGAAAAACAAATATGTATGCTCCATGAAAGGAGTGGTCCTTACATGGGATAATCTGGACGAGGAGACAAAGGAGAATCTCAAGGGTGAACCGGGTAAAGACGGGCAGGACGGTACGAATGGCACTGATGGCAAAGACGGTACAAGCCTTATTTTTATAGGAGAATTCTCTTCTGCTCCGGCAGATCCTCAGAACGGATACTGGTATCGTAATACTACCGACAAGAAATGCTACGTATACCAGGATGGCGCATGGTATGTGATGACTGAGGATGGAAAGAATGGTCTTGACGGCGAAGGAAGTATTTCTGCTGATCTTGACGATGAAATGCAGTCTGTAGCTTGCTCTCTGGACGGGACAGTGGTATTCGGTTTGCCCATCACAACAACATTCTCTATGTTCTACGGAACAACCGAGCTTCCTCTTGATTCTCTTTCTGTAGGTAGCATTACAGGCGTGACAGCAACGGCTGATCGTAGCACGGGGATAGTTAAGGTTACAGCTATTACTGCTACGGTGGCTGATGTAATTCGTATACCCATAACGGGACGGGTAACATACAAAGGTTCTCAATATGAACGTACCCTGCATTTATCGATAAACAAAGTGAAGCCGGGGGAGAATGGAGAGAATGGGACCGACGGAACAAATGGTCAGAACGCGGTCATTTACTCGCTTCAGCCATCGACCAATATCATAAAGAGAGATGCTGACGGGAACAGTGATGTCTCGAATATATCCTGCCGGGTAATGAAGACCGACGGAACTTCTACTGTCGTATCCTCTCTACCGGTTGACTATTCAATGGATTATATCATAGACTCCGGAAATGCAACTAGTTATACTCCGGATAGCGAAATCTCCGTTTCCGGGATAACAAATAAGATACAGTTCCGGCTTTACAATGAAACATCGGGAGTAGTACTGATCGACCGCGAAACGATTGCTGTTGTCTCAGACGGAAAGAAGGGGCTTGACGGAATAAATGGTGAAGATGGTAAAGACGGGCTTAGTATTACGTGGAAAGGGGATTTATCAAGTGCTCCGTCTAATCCAGAGAAAAACTGGGCATATCGTAATACCAGCAATGGTATTGTCTACATCTATAACGGAAGCGCTTGGGAGTTGATGGTTGCGGATGGCCAAGACGGAACAGATGGTACTGACGGTACAGATGGCCTGAGCGTTTTCGTTACATACCATGACAGCGAAGATGAACCATCTCGTCCGACCGGAAGCGGGACAAGCGGAGGATGGCATACTAACGCTACAAAAGATGTTGTCTGGATTTCTCAGAAGGTCGCTTCAAGCGCTTCTTCCGGCACATGGGGTGATCCTATACGATTCAAGGGATTGCCGGGTAAATATACGGAGCTACGGTATAAGTATGCTTTCGGAAAGCCTGCTACGCCTACCGGTACAAATCCGGCAGGATGGTCCCTTTCTCCGGATCGGGAGGATATTACCTTCTCTTATTCCGGTGACTTTACAAAAGATGGTGATTACTATGTCTCTCCATCTCCTACATCCCATTCTTCGACATATAAGCAAAGGATATCTTTTACAACAAGAAGGGCTAATCAGATGATACATATAGAGATTAATGTATCATCTGAGCAGAACTACGACAAGGGTATTGTAGAAGCCCTTGATATGTCCTATCACATGGACAACGAACATGCCTGGGTGGGAAGTGGAGTAGCCAGTGCTGTGGTAGATATTGCGGTTCCTACGCCTGGCAGCCACTTTGTAGAAATCGTATATACGAAAGACGGCAGTGGAAATAGCAACGAGGACAGGGTAAAGTTCCGCATGCTCGATCCTACGACCTGTTGGTATTCGACTGCGGTGATTGACGGTGAAACGACTCCTTCCTGGAGCGAACCTGTCATATTCCCGACAGATTCCAAGACCGAGGAACAGGTTTATTTACTAGCTAAGTCTAAGCGGAACGTTATTGATCTGCCGGCATCTAACGAGTATATTAACGAATATATTGGTGATGCTCCTGAATACAGTAGCTCAAAATTCTATTCGGCAGGTAACATAGTAAAATACAATAATGTATACAAGGTAGCTATTCAGGCGCATTCGGGGATTGCTCCGACCAATGAAGCATACTGGGAAGATGTGCTCTGGTGGGTGGATAATCCTCGTGGAGCATCGGAAACTTATCCTTATGAGTATACTTGTGAACGTACTCTACAGGATGGAAAGTGGGGAGAATATAAGAACTATCGTCTCTTTGGTCATTACGGGAAGGACGGCGAACCGGGAGAGGATGCAAATCTCCTTCCTTGGGTAGAACGATGGGATAATAATAAGACACTGATAGATGGCGAATATGTCGTTTCTCCGAAGATGTTTTCCGGTACAAAGGATAGTGGTGGGAAACTGACCGGTATTGCATTAGGAAGAGATTGTATTACAGTCGATGGAGAGAAAAGAACGGGAATCTTTGCTCTTGTGGGTGGAAATATTGTATTTAAACTTGACCCAATATCCGAAGAGTATGAGTTTCAGGGTAGTGTGGTGGCAGATTCAATTACAATGAAAGATTTTGCACATCTTTCACAGGCTATATTTAAAGGAGACTTTATGTTCTCTCAACAAGGAATAGATGCTGATGGGAATCCAACCTCCAATTATCAAGAATTTAATCAGGAAAATCCGCAGGGTGGGAATTTTAAACCTAATCTGGCATTCAATCTTAAAACAGGGGATCAATATTCGAATGGGGGACATGTATATGGATTTGCGACCAATACTCCTATACAAGCTAATGGTACTTCAGTAGATCCCGACAAGGTTGCTTACAGTAAAGTGAACATATTATTTAGCGGAACTTCTTCCTTGCGTTTGCCTAATGATAAGAAGTTTGATGGAGTTGAATTCACAATTGTAAGTACTGCTTCCCGATCATTTGATGGTAGTGCAAATATTTATAGGGAAGGTGGAGGAGATACTAATTACTCAGCTACAGGTATACACTACAAAGGTGTAGAAATTAGGACGTGCTATATGAGATCGGAAGGGTCATTTATAAGGTTGATCGCTCATTGGAACGGTTCTAAATTAAAATATTACGTAGTCGGTCATAGTGATAATTTTGCCATGATTGAGCCTATTTTAAACACTCAAGGAACAAGTGCAACACTGGGTATATGGTTTGTAGATCGAGTTTATACATCAAGTACTAGCATGCGAGTCTATTATAACGATATTAATTTATTCTTATTTATGCTCAACGTGTATAGTGGAAAAGACGCTCCTAATACTGGTGGTTTAAACTTTACTTCTCCAAGTAGTTGAGTTTTGTTCAATGTATAACAACAAAGAATCAAGATAATATATATGCGAGCAAAAGGTACAATAATCAAGTTGGCAATCTCCATCGACCTCCCTTCAGGACTGACGATGGATGATGTGGACTTCCAATGCCGCTTCTTTGTCTTCTCCGCCTCACAGGTGATAGAGAAGTCTCAGATGGTACGCATTAATGAGAACAGCTACAGCTGCTATGTTGACACTAAGATTATCGGATCGGGGGAAATCTGGCTGGAGACTACGGCTTACCTTCCTGATTCCGACTATGAAGGCGGAACAAGAGTAGAGGTAGATAAGATGAATACCGGTATAAAGACAGTGTAAAATGGGATGCATATCTGTACATATCGAGGCTGTCAACGGCATTGGAAATGTCTCGGCCAAAGCTGATGAGATGAAGGTTTCCGCTTCGGCAACGGGCATGAAGGTGTCGATAGGGGTTGTCTGTGATGTTGGTAAACAGGCTTATCTAAAAGTTGACCCTGATTACATATGGCTGATGCCTTCGAACAACTTTGAGGATAACGTCGATGTGTTGTCCAATGTGGTATGGCATGCTGTGCAGGAAGAATGATATAGTTAATTGATTTGTTTTATTTAAATTTTGTATTATGGCAAAACCTAGTTGGTTAAAATTAAATCCGTCTACCGGATCAGGTAACGGGACAATTGCAAATAGCGCAGACGCTCACACTGGGCGTACTGCTCGTACAGGAACAGTAACGGTGACCGGTGTCGGTGTATCCACTCCTTCGACCTATAAGGTAACTCAGTCACCGAAGTCTGAGTTTGCTTCCTTTGATAATGGTTCTGAGATGTCTGCTCCTAAAACAGCAGGAACAGTGACCGTCGAGGGTAAAACAAACTCTTCGAAATTGACGTTTGCGTGGGCGGGAAGCGTAACAGATGTTACCTTGCCTGCAAAGTATAGCGCGAATGGAACGCAGATTAACAATGCGGCTACTATTACCGGTGACCCGGGAGCTACTGCGGAATTTCCTTTCTCTATCGAGTTGGAGTTTCCTAAAAACGATACTATCGAAGAGGTCGTTAGAACCTTAAAGGTGACGGCCAATGGCGGACAGGCTGCTCAGATTGCTATCAAACAGGCTGCCGGTGATGCTACATTGTCTGTTTCTCCGGCGGAAATTACTATTCCTCAGAGTGGATCTGCTGTATCCGTCAATGTTACGTCTAACACTTCTTGGACTGCCGCATAATGAGCATGCAAATTCCTTGGAAAGAAGGAGAAGGCAACATCGTTATCACTCCCGGTTCAAATGGAACCGCAAGCGTGTCAAGCGATGTTGCCAACGAAGGACTTGACAGGGAGCAGACTGTTGTGTTTAGGACAACTAATAGTGGAGTACAGGCATCTGTCTCCACTACCATCTCCCAAATAGGCAAGAGACAGGCATTTGCTGTTTCTGAAGGACGTTTCTTGCTGTCGGATGGAAGTACGTTTAATGTGATTAAAAAAGAGTTTGCATGAGTGATTATAATAGCGGATTTACAGGAGATAGAGTTGTAGAATTGCTGAACATGATTCCCAACTTGGCAAAGGCAGACTTGTCTAACGCTATGACTCTATCTTTGGGCATGAACGGATATGCTAAGTTTAATAATGGTTTATTGATTCAGTGGGGATACAAGTCAAGCTCAAGCAACGACACCTATGTGTATTTACCACTATCATTTTATAACACCAGTTATGTTCCTGTGATTACCTACTACGAACCGGGCAGCGGTATGAATGTTGTTACTGGTTTTATAATATCGGTAGGTACAAACCTTTTTAGAATACGTAGTAGATATGCCGTTGGGGATAGTAATGGTACTGGCGCGGGAACTAATCCTTTTTATTGGATAGCCGTCGGGCGTTGGAAATAAATAATATTATGGCAAAATATTGGAAACAAGGATTCTACGATGAGCTGCAAGAAGGCTCAGTAGAGATAACGGAAGAATACTGGCAGGAGTTGCTGGACGGTCAGTCATCCGGAAAGGAAATAAGGGAGAACGAAAGCGGCTATCCCGTATTGGTTGATCATGAGTATACCCTTGATGAACTAAAAGAGATGAAGATAGCGGATATTAATGCTTATGACAAGTCAGACGCTGTGAATTCATTCACTCTCTCCGGAAAGAGAATGTGGCTTACCAAAGAGGACCGCGTAGGTCTTGTTAATTCAATCAATATTGAGAAGCAGGCCGGAAGACTGGATACCGTTTTATGGTTTGATGCGGTAAAGTATACGATACCTGTTTCAAGTGCTCTCCTTATGCTGAACTCATTAGAGTTATATGCTCTTGATTGCTATAATGTGACGCAGCAGCATATTGCTATAGTTCGGGGATTGCAGACGGGAGAGGAAGTCGAGTCTTACAACTACAAGACCGGTTATCCGAATAAACTAGAGTTTTCATTATAAACAGATAAAACTATGATTTTGACACTACTATCATTATTGGTTTTCGCATCTTATGTTGGTGTGATGATTTACAAGACAAAGGGTATTCCTTATTCTATTTCCGATACCTATTACATTCTGAGTAACAGGTATTGGTTCGGTATATGCATGATTCTCCCGTCTTTGCTGTTGCTTCCGGCCGCATTGGATGCAAGTACAGAAAACAGTCAGTTCCTGATCTTTCTTTCTGTAGTCGGAATGATTGTATTGGGAGTATCCCCGAATTTTAAAGGAGCACACAAGAAAGCTCATATAGCCGGCGCAGTGATGTCGCTTGTATTCTCCCAGATATGGGTAGGATGCAATTCGTGGTACTGGCTGCTGCTATGGGCTGCATTTCTAATCTACGCGATAACGTTTGTTGTAAATAACTGGTCTGGTAATCTTATATGGGACCTGACGGCATGCAAGTCTATGTTTTGGATTGAGGTAATCTCGTTGTTAACCGTTTACTTGACTTGTTTGCTATGAAGGAAGCTATAGTACATACAACTACAGGCGGATTTGCGGCAATCGCTACCGCATTTGTTTCCGAGTCATTGCAGAATATGATTCCGTGGCTGATTGTATCATGTGCGGTAATCCTTTGTGATCTTCTCTTCGGTGTCAGAAAAAGTATGCTAATGGGTGAAAAAGTCAGATTCTCTCGTGCAATTCGTGCGACTATGGGAAAGATGGTTACCTATTTCGCATTTGTATGTATGGTATGCATGATCACAGTAGCAAGTCATAGCGAATATCCTATTGATGTGTATTCTTGCTTATTGGTATGCTTCATCGAAGGGTGTTCGATTGTCGGCAATATATTGAAACCAAAGGGGATCAATATAAATGTGATTGGAGCTCTGGGAGTCTTTGGGAAGAAGGTGTTCAAGGTTGACAAGGAAGATGTCAGAGATATAATTCAAGAAGAAACTCATGAGTTGGATCAAAGAAAGTAACCGTCCTAATCACCTGCTTTATGCTATCCCAGCAGGTGCATTGCTTACCATCTTGTTTGTCGCAGGGCTAGCGGCCGGCATGGAATTCAAGGACAGAGCTTGGGGTGGCAAATGGGACTGGCTTGATATTGCCGCAACGTTAATTGGAGGTCTTATCGGTCAGGCTATTCAGATATTAGTATTGATTTTAATTTTATAGGAGGAAAAGTATATGGCAGATGTGAAGAAATTGGCACCGTTTATTGAAGAATGGAAAGACATAAGTGGGTATGAAGGATTTTATATGGTAAGTAATTATGGAAACGTTCGTTCTGTAGACAGATGCTTTATTCGTAAAAATGGTAAAATTTTACATCGGAAAGGGTGTAAAATATCCCCATTTATTAATAAAGACGGGTATAGACAGGTGAGTTTATGCAAAGATGGAATAGGACGAACGTACAGAGTAGCATTATTGGTCGCAGGGGCTTTTTTATGTAAAGAGGGTGGATTGGAAGTGGATCACATCAATGCAAATCGAAATGATGATAGGGTAGACAATCTGAGATATGTCACTCATAAGGAAAATTGCAACAATCTACATTTTATAGAGAAGCAAAAGATGAGAAATCTACGCATGAAAAGTCCTAAAAATAAAAGAGTTTTCCAATTAGATCAATTCTTTGGAATCGTAAAAGAGTGGATTTCTTTAAATGAAGCATGCAGGACCTTGGGGCTAGATCCATCTACGGTGTCAAAAGCATGCAGGGATTATAGAAAAACGGCTTATGGATTTAAATGGAGGTATGCATAATATGGCTAATATTGAACATTTCATACCATTTCTTATAAAATGGGAAGCTGGTATAATTAAGAAAAACAACGAGACAAACGAATCTTTTTTTCAAAGAGCAAGAAAAACAGGATGGGCCGATGACCCCGATGATTCAGGAGGACAAACTATGGTAGGTGTCACAATGGCTACTTATGAAGAGTTTTGTCGCAAAAAAGGCTATCCAAGACCTACATCTGAAAGACTAATGAATTTGTCATATGATGACTGGAAAAGCGTTTTAAAAATGTTTTATTGGGATAGGTGGAGAGCTGATGAAATAAAAAGTCAAAGTATAGCAGAGATAGTATGTGATTGGATATGGGCCTCCGGTATTCATGGTATCAAGATTCCGCAGGAATTGGTTGGTGTAATGCCGGACGGAATTGTCGGACCAAAAACTATAGCGGCAGTTAATTCTAAGAATCCACGCGAGTTATTTGATCGTATCAAGATTGCCCGCTTCGATTTTATAGAAGATATCTGCCGGAAGCGTCCCGCAAACAACAAGTTCAAACGCGGATGGCTGAACAGAGTTAACGATATCAAATTTGAATCATAAAAATAGGAGGAATAATCATGAAAGAAACATCTATAACCTTTACAAGGGGTGAGAAGAATTATGTAAGCGATGCCGTTCAGGTAAATTCTGCGGAAGTGGGATTGCAGATTACATTTGAAAAAGGTGGTAAGCTTTGGGTGTATATAAGCTATGACGGGCAGAATTACTCTTCAGTGGACAGCAGAAACTACACAAAAGACTTTGCTCGTTCGATTGTCGGTTGTATCCCTGGACAGTATCTCAAAATCGAATGTGAAACAGAACCGGTAAAGGCTTCTATCTTTGAATCGGAAGAATAATGGACGCAATAGGATTAAATCCATTATTTAATGGCACAGAACCTATTAATATTGGATTCTCAACATCCGCCGGCGGTTCTGTTACTATCGAGCAACTCCCCGACTTCGAAGGCTGGCTATGTACAGACGGAGTAGACGACATAATCGAGTCCGTCAAGCCCGTCTCTGAGATGTTGGAGGGTAGCAATGAGATTACGGTGGTGAGTATTATTCATCAGATATCAACTCCAAATACCAATAATTATACTAATGTAATTAGAACTAAAGCTGATTCTTATGGTGTTTCTATCGCAGTAGGGAAAGATGTAAGCAATGGTAAAACAGGAATATATGGATATACGGTAAAAGAAGGTAGTGCTACTATTATTAATTCAATATTAGGAGATAAAGCTGATTATACCCTTAGATACAACAATATTAATGCAAATATTGATTCTAAATTTTTTGTACAGGGTTGGTATCTTAATGGAAGTTACAGAGAATTATCTCAGATCGCTTACGCCGGAGGCTTCATCGCCAACAAAGTCCTGACCACCGACGAAATCAATCAGATCATCTCCTATTTCAACTTGGACCGTCCAGGACAGATCATCAAGCCTCAATTATACTACAACATCAAGAAGCAGGGCATCACTAACGAGAACCACGCAGAGTTCAACGATCAGTTGATTGACTTCATAAACGGTCACAACATCCAGTTAAATAATATCGGCTGGGAAGGAGAGAGTGGCATCAATAGCTATCCGGTTGTGTTTGGTGCTAATAAAACTTGGAATGCTCAAGGTACTAAAGAAGATGATAAATATTATATTTATACTAGTAGTGCTGATAAGTATAATATTACACAAATTAAAATTAGTAATTCTTTATTTTATAGTTATATAAAAAGGAATGGAGAGTTAACTAGTGATAATAAAGATATACCATCTTTTAAACTTAAAGTAACTGGATTAGACTATGATAAATTTTACTTAGTTTATTATTATTTAAAATCATCAGATGTAGAAG